GCTGCACGGTACGCACCACCCACAGCGGCGTGATGGCACCCACTGTGTTGAAGCGCAACACGTTGCCGGTGCTCCAGCCCAAGCCCCAGCCCAGCGCCGGGATGGTGAAGTACGGCGCGCCGGTCGCCGGGTTTATGGGCGCGCAGTCTACGCTGGTGTTGCCGGTGGCAATCACGCCTACGTGCTCGCCCATGACGTTGAACGCCGTGGTGCTGGTAAACACGATGGCCCAACGCTCTGTCAACGCTCCGATGTTGGTTACTACGATTGGCGCAAGCACATCGTTGAAAGTGCCGGTAGCCTCTGCGCCAATCGAACTGTCTTGCCAAACGCTCGTCCAAGTGGTTTGGTCGAACATCACTGACACGCGGGCCTTGAGGTCGCCCGCCACCAGCGCAGAGCTGATGTAGCCGCCCAACGGATAGTCGTGGGTCAGTGGGCGGGTAAAGGTGATGTCGCCATTGATTTGCACATCGCGCACCACGCCCATGTCCTCGATGCGATGCTCAACGGTCACCGGCTGGGCATAGCCTGCCACGTCGCTGAACGTCACCGTGCCCGCGTCAAGGTCGGCGGTGTAGCCCGTGTTGATCACGCCACCATCGCTACCCAGCACGCGCACGCGGCTCAGGCGCACGCGGGCGCAATCGACGGTCTGACCGTTGCTGACCGTTGCGGTGACCGTGCCAGTGTGACCCACTACGGCAAAGCCACCCGGGCGAAAGATCGGCACGCGCCCGTCGCTAGGCAGGCGCACAGGATCAATGCCGAGGATGTCAGCGTCCAGAGGAAGGTAGCTGTACGCCACCGCGCTGTAGCGCAGCGACGGCAGCGCGCCCAGGTCGGCGGGGATGGTCGTCAACCCTGAGATTTGCAAGTGGCTCAGGTCGATGTTGTACGCCGGGTCGCCGGACGGGTTGACGAAATACAGTTGGACGACGCCCGTCGAATAGTCCACCAAGCCCTTGACCCGAGTGCTGCTGATCTTGCCGTCGGTGTCCGCAGTCACGTTGATTGATGTGCCGTCGGCCATGCTGCCGACTACGCTCACGCTTGCAGGGCGCAGCGGGGCCTGCGCGGTGCGCAAGTACGTCGAGACGGCGGCGTAGGGCGCCGACAGGCCCTCGTTGGGGTAGGCAACGATCCCGTGCCAGTCCAGCACCGTGGGCGCTGCACCGACCGGCCAGTCGGAGATGACTACCGATGCCAGGCCCTGCTCCACCGTGCCCGCCAGCGCCCCCACACCCGTGGTGGCTGAAATGTCCTTGTAGAGCTCCGCGCCGCCCTGCGCGTACCGCGTGGTGCCCAGCCGAAAGGTGGCGTTTTGCAGCGTGGCGTTGGGCACGGCCCTGGCCTGCACCACCAGGGCGTTGGTGGGAGCGCTGATGGAGTCTGGGCCTGCGGTGCCGCTGACGTAGGAACCCGTGACTGTGTTGTTCGCCGCGGACAACGCCCAAGACACCGATAGGCCATTGGCGGTGCTCAGGGGATGGGAGTATGTGTAACCGGGCCCCATCACGTCCGTGCCCTTCATTACGCCAATCGTGCCTTGCGGTTGCGGAAATACGGGGCTGCTGTTCCATGAAAAGTCGCCCGTAACGTAGTTCACAGTGCCAAGGGTAACCGTAGCCGCGCCGATATGCGTAATCAGCACACCTGCGCCGTTGTCCCGCGTGTGAACCAGGAAATCATAGAACCCGGTGGTCGCGCTGGTTGTCTCAACATTGGAGTAAGCCCCATTGACCAGGCGCTGCCCCGCGCCGCCGCCCTCCGTAGTGTCCGAGATGGTGATGCTCTCGCGCAGCGAAACGGTTAGTTGCACCGACTGAGGCTGTAAGTTCGTGCCGCCGATGTTCGTGCTTGCCGTGGTCAGGCCAACGGTGGCTGTCGGCTCTGCGCCGTTGATGTCCATGAGCACCGTGGTGCCGTAAGCCGGAAGCTCGTTGGGGCTGAACGTGATGGCACCCGTGGAGTAGTCAACATGCCCTGTAGCGTCGCCCTGCAAGTTCCCGAGCCCGTCGTCGTTGGCGGCTTTGGCCACGCTTGCGTGCGTCCACGCCAACGCCAGGCCATTGATGTCGATGGCCTTGCCCGCGTTCAACAGAAAGTACGCATTCGGCTCTACCGCAGCGGCATTGGTGTCTATGTGCGACCACTGGTCGCTGGCGTACTGGAACAGCACCAGGCCACCGACATCGGGCAGCGCGCCGAGGGTGACGCTGACGCCGCCCGTGGTGTAGTTGACCGTGCCGACACCGGCGCTGGAGTCAGAACCCCGCAGCGCGCCGTCGCCACCGTCGTTGAGGACGTACCACCTGCCGTTAGCTAGGTAGCTGACAGACAGCGAGCCCGGTGTCGGCGGGGATGCCAGCACCCGCACGTAGTTCAGGGCGCGGCTCTCTGCGGTGACCTGCACCGCCTCGCTCTCGTTGACGGTGGCGAGCGTCGCCGCCGGTGTGAACTCCACCGCAAACGCTCCGCTGCCGCCCCACAGGAGCGCAGACAGTTCCGCTACGCCGTTGGCGTAGTCCACAGTGCCCACACTGGTGTTACCTTGCAGCAGGACACCCGCACCATCGTGCAGTGTGATGCCATCGCGTGCGATGGACAGAGAGCCGGGCAGTACAGGGCCCCCCAGGAACAGGCTCTGCGACGGGGAGAATGTGGTGGTTACCGTCTGCGTGATGGGTGCGCCCGTTGCGGCAAGCGCGGTGGCCAGCCCGTTGGAACGCACGTCGAGCAACGGCACCTCGGTTTGCGCGCTAGGAACAAGCTGTGTGTACGGGCTGGTGCCCTGCACCACGAAGTCACCAAGGGATGCCGCCGCGCGCAGCGGAGCCACCCCAACATAACTACCGGCGTCGGCAACCGTGGTGTCGCGCACTCGGCAGTCGCCTGCGCTGGCCGAGGCATTTAGGTTACCTACCACGCCCTGAAAGTCGTCACGAAGGGCGTCACTGATCGAGCACGTAAGCACCCACATTGGCTTCATATTGCCTGATATGTCCGGGTACATACGCACCACGTAGGCCACGGAGGTAAGGCGGACGTACTGTGTCTTTTCGGTGCTGAGGCCCTCGTCCTGCACCAGCACCAGCGTCTGGCCCACGGTAGGCAATGCCGAGTCGGGCACCTGGATCAACTGGATCGAGCGTTGGCCAGAGAGGTGGTTTTCCAGTAGGTTGCCGCCCCACATGGGCCCTTTGTTGAGGTACGCCTCCACCCGTGACTGCGCGTCAGCACGCCTGTCGAACGTGGACGCCGTGGTGAACATGGTGACGCTCACGTTGGGGTCTGCGGGCGGCTCGGCCACGATGATGTTAGAACCCATATAGGTGTCGGTGTCGGTGGTCTGCACCGATACAAACAGCTTGCGCAAGTTGACGCGCCCGCCTGCGCGGTCAAGCTCGCTGATGTCGGGGAAAATAGCGTTGCTCACGCCATCTTGAATGACGGTGCTTGTTGGCGCGCCGCCACCTTCGGGCACGTCGTCCATAACCTGACTGGCCACGAGTTTGATGTCACCGGATAGGATTGGCATGTCTTACAGCTCCAAGAACTTCAAAGTCGGCACGTAGTAGTCGTCGTCCGCCACGGAACCGTCGGCGTAGAACAGCACAGGGAAACCTTGCAACGCACCGCCGTCGTGGGCCCATGTCACGCTGCGGCTCACGCCGCGCAGCACCAGTGACATCACTACGCCAGGCGTTGAGGCCCATTCTCGCAGAGTTAGCACCAAGGCGCGCGTGCACCAGGTTGTGTCTTGGCTTCCTTGTAGCGTGATCGGGCGGCCCGCTTGCTTGGTGGCTTCCTCAATCAACAGTGCACCGGTGGTGGTGTACGTGCGGGTCTGTTCCACCGGGCTCCAGGTAAGTTCGTCAACCCAGTCCAGCGCATCTGGAAGCGTCAGGGTCGTGGCGTCTTTGGTAAGGGTGATGGCCATGGCTTAGCCTGCGGTGGTTTGGGCTTGTTGCAGCGCGCGAATGAGTGCCTGCGCGTCGGAATTGCTGGCGACCTTGACTGGGGTGTTCCTGCCGTTGACGTTGAGGTTGACAGTGTAGCTAGTATCGTTCTTAGCACCACCTTGCGCGCTACCCATGCCCTGCACTTTCTCAAGGATAGAACGGGCCTTGTTATAGGTTTCAAAGATGCTGCGCGCGCCCTCAAGGCTGAAGGTGTTGGCGTTTTTCTGATATACGTCCAGATTCGCCTTTGATGCGTTGAACACGCCCTGCGCGGTGGCTAGATCACCTTGTCCTAGACTGCCGTTTTGAAGTTTTTGTTCGAGCGAATACAGGCCGGTGTTGTCCACGGCGTGCATATCGTCTTTTGTAAGGACGGACTTGACCGGCGACGCCGTGGTGCGTTCGCGGATTGCGTCGAGTGCTCTGGCGTTCGCGTTAAGCGCAGCATTTTGCTCATAAATGGCATTGGTGGTGCCGCGCACGCTGTTGGCATATCCCGCGGAGGCCGCGGTGCCGTTGCGTAGCGCGTCGATCTCGCGCCTTACGGCGTCAGCGCCTTCTAATATCGCCGCCGCCTCCAGCTTCTTGGCTTCAGCAAGTCTTATAGACGCTTGAATTTGTGCGCGCCGCACTGGATCGACTTTGCCCGAAGCCTCCAGCACCGCAAGCTCGGCTTGGGCCACCGCGATAGACCCCTCGGCCTCGGCTTTCATTGCTGCGACCTTGGCTTCGATGATCTTTATGTCGATTTTCTTTTGAGCGATGCTGGCTTCTAGGGCTTTGCCATAGTCGCCCTCAGCCCGCGCCGAATCCTCTACAGCTTTGTAGTGCGATTTCTGCGCGTTAAGCGCTATCTCTGACGCGGTGGCCGAGGCTTTCTGCGCGATTGCCTGCGCATCCAGTTGCTTTACGGTATCGGACAGCGCGTCACGGTAGTTTGACGTAGCCACCGCCAGCGCTTCAGTAGTCGCCTTGAGCGCGTCCTTGACGTTTTTGCCCCGAGATTCATCGGCGGCAAGGCTGCGCAATTCGCCCTGTAGCTGAACGATTTTGGCTTTGTAGATGTCTTGCTGGCCCGCGTGGTCGGCCATCGCCTCAGTTGCGGCTTTGCGCGCTAAAGCCTCCGCGCGCAGCGCTTCTGCGGTCTTGATGGTTTGCTCAAGTTCGGGCTGCGCCTTGGCGATCTTTACGTCAATGGCCGCGATCTCCCCCTTGATTTGCTCGGCGGTGACGCCTCGTGCGTTAGCCACGTCGATAACGTGCTGGCGCTGCGTCACCAGCAGGTCTATCTCGGCGCGCTGCGCTGCGAGTTTGCCTTCGATAGCCCCGCGTTGTTTAGCCACGGACTGTTCTTCAGCCTCTCGAATTTTGGTGGTGTCGCCAGTAACTTTGGCCAGCGCCACCAGCGCTTCGCCCTCGTCTTTCGCGGCCTTCAGGTACTTGGCCGCGGCGTCTACCTGGAGGTTAGTCTGCGCCAGCAATTTCCCCGCTTCGACGTTGTACTTGACGATGCTATCAGCGGCGTTCAGCGTGGCGTTGCTTGCGAGGTCGATGGCCGCTTTCGACTGTACGTGCGTGGCGGTTGCGCTGGCGACTGCGGCTCTCGCGGTATCGGTGTTGGCCGCCACTACGAGTTGGGCGTTGGCTTGGTCTTCTGCGGCCTTCGTCGCTGCTAGACTTGGGTTTAGCAGCCCGGTCAGCGCCTCCGCCTGCGAGCGTAGGCGCCCGGTGGCTTTTTCAGATTGTGAAATGAAAAAGTCCCAGGCGCCGCTGTCCCCGCGCAGCCTAGCGTACAGCGCAACCGCGGCATTGCCGACCGTGAATAGCCCTTCTGACAGCCCGCTCAACAGAAGCGCCACCGACCCTACTACTCCGCCAAGGGCCCGCAGAGCGTAGCTCAGTAGTGTCGTCCACCCGGCATCGCCAGCCTGCTGCGCGGTTTGCGTCAGCGTGGAGGTGAAACGCCCCCATGTTGCTAACAGGCCATCGGTCTCGGCAGCAACGTCTTGTAAGCCCTTCGTCAGCGCGGGGAAGAAGTCTCTTGCGGCCAAGTTGCCGGAGGACACCAAGGCAACTAACTCGGCCTCGGTGATGCTCAGACCCTTCGCAGCCATTCCAAGCGCGCCGGGGAGCCGGTCGCCTAGCTGCTGGCGCAGTTCTTCCATCGACACAACGCCCTTGCTGGCCATCTGCCCAAGAGCATTAAGGGTGCCAGATGTGGCCTCCGCGCTCAAGCCCAACGACACCGCCGCTCGCGTTACCGCGGCGAACAGCGCATTGGATTGTTCCAGCGGGATGTTGGCCGACCGCATTGACGCGCTGAAGCGCACAAATTCCTTGGTCAGTTCGCCAAGGGACGCCCCTGAGTCGAGGGCGGTCTTGCGCAGGAACTCGATCTGCGCGGCGGTGATCTCGGCGTCCTTGTAGATAGCGCTTAGGCCGCGCTTGAGGGTGTCCCCCTGCACCACGGCATCAAGGAAGGCGCGGCCAAGCTCCTTGACCTTGTTGACCAGGTAGCCTATGCCATCAGCTATCAGGTTACCCGCGGTAATCTGACCCATCGAGTTGCTAAACAAGCTGGCGGCTTTATCACCAAGGGTCAACTGGCTGTTGACTTGGCGCAGTTCTAGCTCAAGCTCCTTGACGCGCGCCGCAGCTTGGCGATTCGCGTTGGCTATCTCTGCACCGGTTAGCGTACCTGTGGACTTCAGCAATTCCAAGGAGGACTTTACCTTGGTTATTTCGTCCTTGATCTGCTGCGCGGAGCGCACGCCCACCGAGCCGAGTGCGTTTTGTATCGCGTCGCCTGCGGCTTTCGCCGCAGCGGCGGACTCGGCTTGCTGCGCATCGAGGTCTTTTAGAGCCTGCTCCCAAAACCTAACGTACTTAACCGCTTCTTGTTCAACAGTGATGCTCGCGGCGATTTCGGTCTTGGTGCTGGCAAGCGCAGTGACCAAACCCTTCTGTGACACAGCCAGGTCGTCCGTGGATACGCCCATCGCGGTGAGAGAGGCTTTGGCCTTGTCCGCGGTGCTGTTTAGCGCGTCAAACTCGCGCTTCGTGGCCGCGGCTTCGGCCTTGGCGTTGGATACTTCGTGGCTGAGGTCTTTCTGTGCAGTCGCCGCGTCTTTCGTGGCGGTCTTGCTGGCGGTGTACGCCGCCGTCAGGTCGCGCACCTGGGCCTTGAGGTCGAGCTGCTGCTGCGTTAATGCGCGCAGCCCCTCGGTGTACGTCGTATTGCTCTTGCTGGTGTCGTCGGTTTCGACTTTCAACCGCTTGATAGCGTCGCCTGCCGCTTGTAGTTCCAGCTTCTTCCCCGCCAGTGCGGTCTTGGCGGTGATTTCCACCGCGGACGCCTGCGCCGTCGCAGCCTCAAGCTCTTTGTACCGCGTGGACAGCGTAGCAGCAGACACCGCGGCGGCGTCCTGCGCGGCGGCGGCGCGCGCAAGGTCGCCGGATAGCTTGTTGAGTTCTGCAAGCTGGGACGCCTGCGCTGCCAGCTTATCTAGCTCGGTCGTGAGCCGATTGAACTCGGGCGCGGCGCTACCACCCTCTTTGGCGAGCTTCGCCACGTCGTCGCGCAGCGCAAGGATGCTGTCGGCGTTCGCGGTGGTTACCGAGAGCGCTAATTCGACTTCCCGTGTTGCGTTGCTGGCCAAAGCGATACCCTGTAAAAAAGAACGGGCGCTTCTGGCGCCCGTACAAAGCCCTGTTGGGCGGGGGATTGTCTGTGGGCTACGTTAGGCGTTGCGCATAGCGACGGTAAACGGCGTGAGATAGCCCGACGGTGTTTTCATCTGGCCTTTCAGGCCCACCGTATTGAAATCGTTTTTCAAGAAGTCGAACGCTTGGTCTGCTGACAGCAGTGCTTCATACACTGTGACGATAACCGGCAGGTCATCAGCGAAGTTCTTTCCGTGCAGCACAAACTGCACCCGCACCTGGCTGTCGGTCATGCCCGAGATTTCAGTGCCAGAGATTGCGCCGTATGCGCCTGTCACTTTCAAGGTCGCGCTGGCGGCGATGGCGCCCGTAGACAGAGTCTTTACCCAACCCATTTCACTGTTAACGATGTAGTCCTGCCCATCAACGTAGGTCGTCGTTTCGGTAGCATCTTTGACCACCAGGGAGGACACCGCGCCCTTCGGCAGCGCCGCCCATTCACCATGCTTGGTAACCAAAGCTACGGCGGTGGCCCATGTGCCCGACGTTTGCGTCAGCACTGCCGCCGTGCCAAACAGCGCGATAGCCAGCGTTTCCTTGTTAACCTCGACCAAGTCAACATTAAGTGAAGCGGGCTTCGGAATCGCCACTGTCTCAACGATTTGCCCGTAGGTGGTACGGCCACGCGACACCAACTCTTTCAAGTCAGAAGCCGGTTTGATCTCAAACTTTGTGGATTCGTAAGGCCCAACCATGCCCTGTAGCACGCCGCTTGCGTAACGTGCGATGTAGAGGTCACCTGCGCCGATAAAGCCGCGTGCTGCCATGTTATTACCCTCAAAAATAGCCTATAGGCCGAAAAGAACAATACGCGCAGTTTGCCCGGCATTGCTAGGGAAATCCTGCGGTGAAATGTCGCTATGGGCGCGTCAAGTCCTCAACGTAGTCAATGTCGATTTGTACCGTCACAAACACAATAGGCACGCCGTCCATGCGGGGCCCAATATCCCGGCCTCGGTAGGACGCTTTCATGACCCTTCCGTCAAGAGTCCCGCCGTCGCCGAACAGCGCTTTCTTTATGTCGCGTATCGCGGCGTGCGCCGCGTCGTTCGGGTGGTTCGCGTCGCAGCGGACATACGCGCCTATCACGTAGCGCTGCGTTATCGCCACCGCGGGTAGCCGCCCTGGGCGGTCGGTTATGGTGTCGCTGCCCTCAATGAGCACGCAGCATGGCACCATTGCCTCGTCCACGTTGCGCCGCCCGCGCAGCACGAGGTTTCCAATGTCGGTCTCGGCGCCAGACGCGAGCGTTATCGTAGCCAGACGCACGGCGAGATTAGCTGCGATTTCGGCAGCGGTGGTGTAGTTCATACGGCGACCTTTGCTATGGCGGTATCAAGATTCTTGGAAATGGCCAGCGTCAGCGTGTCAGCGATGCGGTCTGTGTTTTCGTCCAGATTCACGCGAAACAAACTGTACACGCTAGGCCCATACCTAATCTCCGCGCGCTCGGCTCCCGCGGCCCGGTAGAACACTCCGACATTGCCGCCTGCGGCTCCGCCGCGCTTTAGCGAGGCGGTGAACCAGTGCCCGGACTCCGATGTGCGGCCACGCTTGACCTGCACCTGCATACCCGCGGCTTTGTAGTCTCGGGCGATGCCTCGTTTGGCATCGCCTTTGCGTTCCGTCCACCCGGGCCACTTGCTAAACTTTTTCCCCATGCCCAGGATGCGGTCGTTCGACCAGGTGACGGGTGTGGATGCCTGCTGCGCGTCGAAGTGCGTCAGCAGAGTACCGCGTATCGGCGCGGCGACCCGCGCGGTGGGCTTCACGCCGTCGGGTTTTGCGGGCGTGAACACCAACTTACCGGCGACATACGGGCGCGCCAAGTTGAACGCCGACAAAATGTCGGTCATAGCGTCCGCACGGGCTATCTCCGCCGCGGCATTGGCGGAGTCTGCACATACCCGCAGCAGCACCTCGGGCGCAAGCGCATCAAGGTCAGTCGCTAGGTTGGCGAACGCGCTGGTATCGACGGCAAAACTAAACGCTGTTTTCACGACTTCTGCACCGTGTAGCGCACCAGCGCGCCGTTATTGGCGAGCAGGCCATCCAGGATGTAGCTGTCCGCGCCGATCTGCACCACGTCACCGATCTTCGGCTGCGTGTTTGAAGGCAGGGTCACAACATCGCGCATAAACGCGCCTTCGTTGTACCCATCTGGCGTAGAAACAGCAACGTCAAACTCGACGTTTGCCCTGGTCGGAGTAGATACCGCGCCTCTCAGTAAAAAAGCGTCCTGACCAAGACGGCGCAGGACGCTTTGACCGAGGCGCTCGAAAGCGCCAAGCATGATGCTTAGACCTTGGTCAGCTTAACCACCGCGCGCGGGCGCGTGCAGATGCTGATGGGGTTGGACTGGGCTTCAAGCTCGATGCCCTTGTCCGCTTCCATAGCCCACTGCTTCGCGTAGTACGGCAGCCCGGGGGTGTTGACCGTTTCAAGGTAGTTCGCCGGAGCGAACTTGGTGATAAACAGGTCTGCCACACCGGTGGGCACCAGGTAGGCGTCGTCCGCGCCGACGAAAGCATTGCCGCTAACGTTACCGCGGTACTCAGTCCAGAACACCCCTGCGAAGAAGAAGCCGTCGCGGTGATCCTCGCGCATGAACCCTGCCTGCATGGTGTTCAGATACGTTTTTTCGATAGCGGGGTGCGCCACCAGCGTATCAAAGAACGTCGCGCCGCAGTACGCGGTCAGGCCGGTGTAGCTCAGGCCGCCCAACTCGTCCTCGATCAAGCGTTTAGCCGCCACCACCTTGTTCACGACCTTGGTCGCGTCGGTGGTCAAGGCCATGCCGAGGGTCTGTTGCGACACGCCGAAAGTGCCGAGAACGTCAAGCAGCACCGTAGTGCCGTCTGCGTCAAGCACTTGGCCCTTAATGGCGCCCAGGCGCTGCCACTCAATAGTCACGTCGAGGTCGCGGCGCATCTTCATAAGCTTGCTGTTGACAACGCGCATCACCGTGTCGGCCTCCGACTCGGTGCCGAAGGCGCGGATACCCTGCACTTCGTCCGCCACAACGGTGCCCCGCTGCGGCAGGTGCACCGTCTGGAACGGGATCAGCTTGCGCTTGTCATTGCCCATGACACGCCCGGGGGCGTTGCGCGGCGCGGACGGCACCAGCGACAGCGTTGAACCAACAGCTTCAATGCTGAAGTTGGTGGTCGTGATGCCTTCGGAGGTAAACAGCCCAGATTGCCCGATCTTGGTGGGCGTGAACGGTACGTTGGTGATAGCGTTGGTGAGCGCTTGCAGACTGAACGCATCGCTTTTGAAAATGTCGAGAGTTGCCATTTGTGTGAGCCTCCGGTTAGCGAACGATGATACCGACCGCGGCCAGGTCGGCCTTGGCGTTGGCGTTGTAGCCCGTCAAGGCAGCGCTATCAACTTCAGCGTGGCGGGTAATAGCCGCTGCTTGAATGTCGCCGGTTGCCGCGGCGAGGTCTGTGTAAAGAATGGCTGCCGCAGTCTCCGAGCCGTCCGTGCCCACGTCGTCGTAGGCCACGTACTTGCCCGTCGCGGTCAGCTTGGCCAGCACAGTGCCGGACGGCATCGCTGTACCAGTTTGCGTGACCGTTACCTGGTCGTAAGAGTAAGCCTCATCCCCTTCTGAAAGGATGAACTCACCCGTGTGGAATCCTTCAGTGAAGGTCGTCATACTCTAGCTCCTTGTGACTTCAGGTACGCGTTCCAGATACCAGCAGATGTCACGACCTTGGGTTGCGTACCGTTAGTGGGGTCGTTGCTGATTCGTTTGAAGTTGTTGATAGGCAGCGCCTCATCATTGGCAGCGCGTGCAGCCAACAGGCTGGAGCGCACTTCAGACATCGTCTTGTTCTCGGTGATGAACGCCATCGCTGCCTCAGGTTTGCCGACCAACTTGCACAGCGCCTTTATTTCACAAAAGGATTGCGCTTTTTGCATTATGGAGTTACGATCTGTCAGCGTGTCGTCCAGCGCCAGCAGTTCGGCGCATTCAGGCACCTGCGCCTCAGCGGCCACCTGCGCCACCAAGTCGGCATGGTTTACATGCGGTGCTGTTGGTTGGGGTTTGGCAGCGGAAAACACGGCCTTGACGTTCTCAGGCAGGCGGTCGGGGTCAAAACTGGCGCGGACTTCAATGGCCTTGGTCACTTTTGTAGCAAAACCAGCTTCAAAAGCCTCTTGGGCTGTCATCCATGTTTCGTCGTTCAGCATCGCGGTCACGTCTTCGTGGGTGCGCCCGGTGCGCGCCGAATAGGTGCCCACCAAGGACGCACCTATCTTGTCGAGCATGTCTGCCGTGGCTCGCAGTTCTTCAGCATCGCCTGCGGCAAAACTCCACGGGTTGTGCACCATCATGAAAGTGTTTTCAGGCATTTCGATGGTGTCACCCGCCATAGCTACCAAAGACGCCGCGCTTGCGGCTACGCCAAGCACCTTAACGTTGATCTTTTTGCCGCTGGCGCGCATCCCGTTATAGATGGCCAGACCAGCGAATACGTCGCCACCGGGTGAGTTTATTTCCACGTCGATTTCGTCGCCAGTCGCTGCGCGAAAGTCGTTCAGGAAACTCTTGGCCGACACGCCGTACTCCCCGATGCCGTCAAATATGGCAATGGAGGCTTTTGCGTCTTTTTGCTGAAGGTTGTACCAAGTTCGCATGTCTGCGTCCCTTTATCAATTTGGGCGATAGTGCCAAAAACTGACGCACAAATCCTGCGGGCAAATGTCGTATCACAATGCGGCGAAAATATCAGCCACACTGGCGCGGCTGGAAACCGCAGCGTCCACCCGTGCCAGCTCTACAGCCAACTCAGCACGCACTTCCGCTGCAATGCCCGCAGCACTTGGGGCATCACTATGAATCGGCGTCACCTGAGCCAGCGCCAGCACTGCTGCGGCAATGTCTGCTGCGCTTGGGGCCGAAACCACCAATGACCCGGTGTAGTCTGCACCTGTCGGACC